CCAAGTGTATGACCAAGTGAGGCACCAAGTGAGGGACCAAGTATGGGACCAAATAGAACAGCTATGGAAAACTTAAGGAACCAAGTAAGGCTCCAAGTATTGCACCAAGTATGGGACCAAGTACATAGCCAAGTATGGGGCCAAGTAAGCCGCCAAGTATGGAGCCAAGTAAGGCTCCAAGTATTGCACCAAGTATGGGGCCAAGTGAGGCAGCTATGGAGAACTTAAGGAACCAAGTATGGCGCCAAGTATGGCTCCAAGTAAGGGGCCAAGTATGGGACCAAGTATGGCACCAAGTATGGAACCAAGTGTATGACCAAGTATGGAACCAAGCAGTGGGCCAAGTAATAGACCAAGTATGGGGCCAAGTAAAGATACCAAGTTAATCCTTGGTTGTATTGCCACCATTAGCAAAGGAGAAATATGATGGCGAATGTAACTGAGCTTACCCAAGAACAGAAGGCTATGATTCCAGAATGGAATGAGCACTGGATTAAGGTAGGCTTATCAACTGAGCCTGTCGATTGGGACAAGGCTACTCAGGCAATCACCAAAGTCTACGAGATTCTTGGGCATCCTGCCCCTGAGTTTGTGCTTTGTGATGGACCTATGGACGCCTATAACAAGGTGTGCAAAGTCCTGCCTGACCTTAGCTCCTCTGACTTCCAGAGTGGCACACTGAATGGTAGCATGGATGCTGATTGGGTAGGTATGTACAAGTTCTACAAAGATGTCCTTGGTGTTGAGGATATCGAGAATACAGACATACTTGCTGACATCACTACATCTTGTGGTATGTGGACACCTTATGACACTACCTGCTACATTCAGAAACGTCCTACGATTATCCGTATGGACAATGATGCAGAGCCACCTGTCCTACACTGTGAGGACGGCCCTGCTATTTCCTATGAAGATGGTACAGAAATCTATTGCTGGCGTGGTGTTACGATACCTAAAGAGTGGGTAACGGATAAGGAAAACCTTAAGCCTGAGACTGCTCTTACATGGGAAAACATTGAACAGCGTAGAGCGGCAGCCGAAATCATTGGCTGGCACAAGGTACTCGACAAGTTAAATGCCAAGGTTATCAACGCTGACCCCGACGATGAAATTGGTACCCTTGTTGAGGTAGACATCCCCGATATTGGCAAAGAGAGATTCCTTAGGGTGAAGTGTGGTACTGGTCGCGAATTTGCCTTGCCTGTCCCCCCTGAACTTACTACGGCTCTTGATGCTAATGCATGGACCTACGGCTTAGAGGCTAAAGACTTTATGCCCGAAGTCCGCACTTAAACTTGACATAGTGTAATACTCTGTTATACTGTGCCTCTTAGTTATTCCTAGGGTTACCTAGGGGTATCCTAAACTTTCTAGAAAGGAAAGGTACATGAAAACCTTTAAACGTCAAGCTGCACAAGGTGATCTGCTCATCATGCGGCTCAGTGATGACTTCGTGATTCCTGAGAATTACAAGGAAGTCCAAGCAGAAAATGGTAAGTACATTGTGGCCCACTCTGAAACTGGGCATCACCACACTGTGCTTGAGCGTAGCACCACGTACTTCCAAGACCCTGAAGATGCTTTCAATGCAATCTTGTCTGTCAAGGAAAAGACTCCTCTGACGCATGAGCGTTCTTATGATACCCATGAGACTCTTGGTCTTGAAGCGGGTAACTATAAGATTCGGCGTCAACGTGAGTATACCCCTGAGGGTTATCGTCGCGTAGCTGACTAAGTACCCTAGCGTACCTTTGATACCCCAGATGCCTCATGGTGTCTGGGGTTTTCTTTTGAACACCTTTGTGCCCTTGGAGATTATTATGACTGAGAAAGAATATAGATTTTGGATGGTTATAGGAATGTTTGTAATTATCTTCTCCCTCTTTGGCTTTTAGTTAGACCTTGGTTATCTGAGGGTAGCCAAAGATGATAGAGGAAGGCAGCTATGGAGAACTTAAGGGACCAAGTAGAGGGCCAAGTATGGGACCAAGTATGGGTTCAAGTATGGGACCAAGTATGGGTTCAAGTATGGGGCCAAGTATGGGTCCAAGTAAGGGTCCGAGTGAGGCAGCTATGAAGAACTTAAGATACCAATTTATTGAACAATTAAGTAATCCAATGATATACAAAGTACTGGACCTAAGTGTGTTGGTTGAAGGGGTAGACGAGGCTTTCATGTTTCAATTTAGACAAGCCCTAAGAGCTAGGCTCCCTTAGGTAAACTAACTAGTTGGCTCCCGTAGCTCAACTACCTGAGTGCTCAATGGAATGACAATTAGCACAGAGTAGGACGCACTTGTCTAGCTCACGCTTTATTTTATCCCAAGAGCGTAAGCGTAACTTAGTCCAGTTGGTGTCCTTAGTAGATGGGTCAGTGTGATGAAACTGCAAGGCGGCAGGATGCTCACCATACCCACAACGTATGCACTTGCCACCCTTGTATTCTATGGCTTTGACCTTACCTTTACGCCAACGCTCTATACAGTATGCATTAAAACAAACCTTACACATAGACGCGCCATTCTTTCTATCGCTTTGCTTGTAATAGTCTGTTAATGGTTTTGTTTCTTTACATTTAGTACAAGTTTTCATATGGCTCCTTGGTGAAACTGAATATCACGGCAAACTTCTAATTTGCAATTAAGGGTTTGAGTCCTTTAGGAGCTACCACTATACCACATAACGGATAGAATAGGCAACTCTAATCTGTAGGTTATAGGTTCGAGTCCTATCGGGAGTACCATTTGTGCTCGACGTACCCTGTGCTGTCTACGTCTTGAGCGCAGACCAAGGTGCCACACTTCGCCTTGGTGTCCTGAGCATGACGTTAAAAGGCTCATTAGATTGCATAAGACACCAAGGAAATAGCTATGAGAAAAATAGAGAAGTACAAAGTTAGACATGTGATACTTAGAAGGGCCTCACATCCTATAATTGAAGTTGAAGATACGTGTATGAACCTTGTTTATTCTAAGCTTTCTGATGTCATCAGCCCCCTTTACTACAAGATACTACAGAGAGCCTTTAGGATAAACTAGAAGAAACTAATGAGGTAGCTATGGAGAACTTAAAGGAACAGGTATTGATTCAATGGGATCACACAATAGATACCCGAGTGTGGGTCCAAGTAGGTACCCCTTTGTGGCGACAAGTGTTCAAAAAAGTGAGGCACCAAGTGTGGCTTCATGTGCATTTCCAAGTGTGGCTTCATGTGCATTTCCCAGTGTGGGGCCAAGTTAGGTTTCTAGTGAGGTACCTATGAAAAACTTAAGACGCCAAGTATGGGGCAAAGTGCGGGCACCAATACTAGCAAAATCAGTCGCACAATCAAGTGACAAAGTATGGTTAGTAGTATGGAACCGAGTATGGAGGCGTGTAGTACCAGATGGAATTAAGAGACAGCTATATGTGGAAAGAATTAGAGACCCAAGTAAATGACCAAGTGGATATTCAAGTGTGGGACTTGATAAGGTTTCCAGTGCATGACCGATTAAGATACGAGGAGAACTTTAATGAAAATAGAAAGTAAAGCAACACAGAACATTGTGACAGATGGTGACTTTGTATCAAAGAAGTCTCTGTCCTTTAAACACATGGATGAGGCTACGCAATTCCGTAGACACATTGACCAGTATAATGACAAGTATCGTGCTGTGTTTAGCGAGATTGCGTCTAATGCTGCCGATGAAGTTATCTTCGCCATTGCAAAGGGTGATAGAGGAAAGCAATACGAAGTTTATCTGCCCACACATAGTAACCCTAACCTAATCATTAGAGACTTTGGCAGAGGTATGACTGCTGAACAGCTAGCAGAGAACGTAGAACCGGGTAAGACAGACAAGAATGAGGATAATGTCCGCATTGGTGGCTTTGGTGTAGGCATGATTGCCCCTCTGTGCCTTAGTGACTTCGTTATCAAGACAAGGCAAGGTGGCATGGAATCCACAGCACACGTTACAGCTGATGGAGGCGATGGAACACCCGCTATATATGTAACATCAGAGAGTGCATCGGATAATCCCCAGGGTACTGACGTTATTATTCCTATGACAACGCATGAAAAGGCAGAGATTCTTCGTGCTATGCGTGAGTTCCTGTACTACATGCCACCTAAGCTACGCCCTAAAGTATTCGAAGATGATATCACAGTACCAATTGATTACTTCTTTGATGAAGAAAGCATTGTAGACCTTAGAAAAGAAAACATCCCTATGGCATACATTAGGAATGGAAGGACACGCTCAAATGATATTACTTTTGTCATCGGACAAAGGCCTTACACGGTTAGGGAAAGTATCCTACCTTATGAAACTCAAGCCTCACTACGTGATATTTCACGACTATGTTCAGGAAATCCGTCGTACTTCTTTCCTAATGGGTACCTCTCTGTCTCGGATAACAGAGAAACTCTCAGCCTTGACAAGATCACTAATGAGAGATTAACTAAGCATTTCAAAGACTTAGACAAGAAAATAAAAGATCACTTTGAGAAGGAACTTAAGGCAGCTACAACCTTAGGGGAAGCCATAGCTGCTTCTGATGTTCTCCTAAATTCCTATACACCTGAATGGCATGACCCCAAGACAACTAAGAAGATTACAATTGTACGTGGAGGGATTAACTTTGCAGACCTTACTAACTTGGATGCCCTAAGAGATAATCTGATTGGGTCCTATGAATACAGTAGATCAAATTCTTACAACGCATCTGGTATTTACAGAGTTAAAAAAGAAGACAGTGTTAGCTTCAATCGCTTCAACACTGATACCTTGTATGATGCAAAGGTCATTGTATTCTATGCAACTGCCTGTAAGAACCATATCCAAAGGCTTAAGATTTGGGTGCAAGAGAACCTTGAGCTTAGTAAATCATACTACTCCTTCTTGATCTTCAAGGATAAGCCTAGCACATACCTAGACGACTACCCTAGTTGCTTTGAGACTATTTGTTTGGATGATGTTGAGGTACCTAAGACAACTAAAGATAAGACTAAGGCAGCTCAGTCCTCTTTCCTAGGTGCAAAGCGAGAAAATTACCGCACACCTTATTACTTTTGCACAGATGCCCTAAGGATGATTCAACTAGGATACTCTGCGACCATGAAAGAACAGGTAGCAGAGCCAAAGAGAATCTTCTATGTACCTACAAGTAGAACAAGTATAGACAACTACAGTTATAAGGTCCCGCTATGGAGCCTGCCACTGGAATCTATGGTGGACAGACTTAACGGTATCAATGCCTTTAGACCAAAGGATATAATATTCTATGCCAGTGCTACACAGAAAAACACTAGTGCCTTTAAGGAAGCAAAGAAATCAGGGCTTTTGATTAACTTCTTGCACTACTACCGAGTATGTGTCCAGAAAACATCCTTGAGTCACTCAACAACCTTGGATATAGAGGCAGCCAATGAGCTTATAAGCAAGTTTTCCGATGCTCAGTATGGGCGCTACGGACACCCAAGTCTACCCGATTGGTACCTTGAACCCTTGAAACCTCTCATAGAGAAGGCAAGGGAAGAAGTTAACAATGCTCCGGAACTCATTGAATTACCTATGAGAAAGTGGCTAACCAAGAATGGGGTTAGATTTACTAGTGCAGAAAAGTCTAATGATGCCTTGAAAAAAGAGTTCATCCGTGCTACCAAGTTACTTGAAGAAACAAACTTGGAAACCTTGCTTAAATACTATGTAGAAAGAGAAGGCCTACCTAAGATAGGCACAGAGAGTACCCCTTAGACTAACTTAGAAGAAAACCTAGGCACCATGTTGGTACCTAGGCAACATGAAAGGAGACTTCAATGTCTTATCCCCTAGGAATGTCAGTGATTATCTCTGACAACAATGTAACTGTTGACTTTGGCGGCGGCGATGTAAAGACTGCTCGTCGTGGGCAACGTAACTTTAGTATGGTCATGGACTTGCTGCGTAACTGGAATGAAGGTCCTGAAGGCCCTAGAGCATGGCTGTTTGACTCTGAGTTCACAGATGAACTCAGTGATGCCTTTACATCAGGCCTAGTAGTTGACACAGAAGGATACCTGAACAAACAGGATTCAGAAGTTACCTATGAAGATGGTACTGTGATGTATCAAGGTAAACCTTTGCAAGGCTTTGCTGTAGAACGTATCAAGGCTTTGTCTGCGTACAAATTACCCATTGACAATATGCTTAGGTTCCTTGAGAACTTGCAAGAGAACCCTTCGTACAAATCTGTTGAACAGCTATATGGCTTCCTTGAAGTGCATACGATGCCCATTAGTAACGATGGTTGCTTCTATGCTTACAAGGTAATCACTAGCGACTTCAAGGATTGTTACACAAGTGAAATTGACAACTCAGTGGGTAGCCATGTGAGTATGTCTCGCAACAAGGTTGAGGATAACCCTGACCGTACCTGTTCAGCGGGACTCCATGTCTGTGCCTTTGAGTATGCTAAGAACTTCTTCTTTGGCAACGGGAGAATCTTAGTCAAGGTTAAGATCAATCCTAAGGATGTGGTATCTATTCCCACTGATTATAACAATGCCAAGATGCGTGTCTGTGCATACACGGTTGACTCGGTGATAGAGACAGCCGTTGAGAGAGATGTTCTTGGTGGTCAAGTGTATGAAGGGTATAACATGAACTATAATGAAGACCCTCTTGATGACTCCTACGATTCAAGTTGGATTCGTTATAGTGATTATGAGGATGACGATGATGATATCTTTGATGAAGCTGATGATGATATCTACTGGTGAACTAAGAAGAATCTCTGATATAACAGAGGGTGGTCCGCAGTCAATGTGGACCCTAGGGCTTGTTGAGAGGCGAGGGGAGCCTTGTAATCTAAACCTTTACTGGCCCATCAATTTTAAGATAACCATGGCTTTAAGAAACATTCCTAGGAGGTTTCTAGAATGAAACACATTGTAGAGAGAAAAGGACATTGGTATCCAATCTTTGCTCTTTTTCATCAAGTGCATGGTTTAACGCCTACCGTAGGGTCTAAGTTAGGCAGTCACTCAGATTACGCGGTGATTAGACGAAGACTTAGTAGCCCTCTTTTCATAATGAAAAACTGTGTAAAATGGGAGGCTAGGGATGTCTAAGCTTAACGTACACATAACCCCTAAGTCATCTAATTCTAAAACTGGGCCTATCCCTGTTACTACTACGGAGCGTAAGTCCTGTCCCCCTACCTGTTCTTGGTATGATGCAGGGTGTTACGCTTCGTATGGCCCTCTTAGACTACACTGGAACAAGGTATCCTCTGGAGAACGTGGGGTACCTTGGCCAGACTTCATTAAATGGGTTAAGGAGTTACCCGATGGAACCCTTTGGAGACACAATCAGGCAGGAGATTTACCCGGCAGCGGCACTAAGATTAGCAAGGCTGCTCTGCACCAGCTTGCCATGGCGGCTTCGCACACTAATGGCTTCACCTATACGCACAAAGACTATAAAACTTATGCGGATGTACTACGTATGGCTATCTCTAAGGGGTTCATCATCAACACTTCTTGTGATACCCTTGAGGATGGAGTAGTATCCTATAAAACTTATGGGCTTCCCACTACCGTTATGATTCCGCCTAAATACCAAGGGCAAACAACTTTCAAGTACAAAGGTGTTAAGATAGCTCAGTGTATTGCGGAATACAAGGATACTAACTGCAAAGATTGTATGCTTTGTGCCAAGGCTGACAGGAAGGTTATCGTAGGCTTTACCCCACATGGAACAGGAGCTAAGAAAGTCAATGACTCACTCAGTTAATCTAGCACATAAATACTTGAGAAATAGTGGACGTAGGTATATTTGTGAATTGTACTTGAACTTAGGAAATTCTCGGAAAAGCGTAATGAGATACGATTTGTTTTACACAAGAAAGGCACCGAGACCATTCATTAACATGTTTACTCAAGATTTATCTAACCAAATAAGGATTAAGTTGCATGACATCCTCTAACGTCTACCTAGTATCTGGTGGCTTTGACCCTATACACTCTGGCCACATAGACCTGCTATCGGTAGGTAGCAATATCGTTGTAGGTCTTAACTCTGATGAATGGCTGGATACTAAGCGCAAAGGTACGCCTCAGGCATGCCACTTTATGTCTTGGGATGAACGCAAGGCTGTCTTGGAAATGTTTGCCACCGTATCAAGAGTAGTTCCCTTTGATGATAGAGATGGAAACGCAGTACAGTTTTTGCAATGGGCAAGAGACAACTACGGTAGTACAAGAAAGTTAGTCTTTGTCAATGGTGGGGATAGGAAGTGTAAGAAGGATATACCTAAAGAGGAAAGAGAAGCCTTAGAGTCTTTGGATATCTGGCCAAGATTCCTACAGGGTGCCAAGAAAAACAGTTCCAGAGATATCTTATCGGAATACCTAAGGAGAGCTAAGAAAGGAGCCTAAGATGAACTTAGTAACCTTAGGGGTTTTCAATCCTAAAGCAACCACAGGGGATAACCAAGGGCTTCTATACACCGGTGACTGGGGGCCATATTTCTTTGATGCAAAAGAATCATCACTCAAAGCAAATGATTGCTTTGTTCAACTAAGAGGAGCCATTTGGAGATGGAGACTAGAGACTTAAAAACCTTTGACCTTGTAAACAAGTTCATTGAAACTCAGTACACTAAGAAGTGGGGGTACTACGTAGATCACCTGAGACTTCCAAAGCTAGTCATTAAAACTCTTGTAATTGAGCCAAGTCAAAGCATCTCATTGCAAAGGCATGACAAGAGAACAGAGTACTGGACTATAGCTAAGGGAATGGCTGGTGTCTTTACTGGTAATAACCCAGAGAGTATGCAAGGCCACACCTACAAACAAGGCAACTCTCTTATTATCCATGCTGGCCAATGGCACCAAGTCACTAACTTGTCCATGTCTGACCCCTTGGTTATCGTGGAAGTACAGGCAGGTCTAGAGTGTCTTGAGGAAGACATAGAAAGGTACTAAGATGACACCATTGATATTTGAGGCACTCCATGAACATCTTCAAGCTTGACGAAAGTCCCTTCCTAGCAGCCACCTACCACATTGATGCACATGTAAACAAAATGATTACAGAGTATGCACAGATTCTAAGCACAGCACAGAATGAATGTGAAGGTCCCTCTGCTGGCAAGGTATACAAAAGCTTTAACCCTAACCACCCTAGTTGCAAGTGGGTTATGGAAGGCTACGATAACTATGTCTGGTTGCATAACCTATGGTCTGCACTAGCAAGGGAACGTAGGTATCGCTGGAACAAGACACACGCAAGCTATGAGAAGCTCTCAGGAGCCCTCTCAGTGCCACCTAACCTACCTGAGGGCTCTACCCCCCTTAGACTAGCCATGCCCTCTCAGTACTGGCGAGAGAGCCCCGTAGAGGCATACAGGCTATACTACGTATCTGATAAGCAATACGACTCTAACGGGAAATGGATGTTCAAATGGACACGAAGAGGACAACCATCGTGGGTACTAAGAGAGGACATAAGATGAATATGATATCTTGGGCTATTAGTAAGATGGAAAGACCAATCGTAGAAAAAGTACTAGAAAGACGCATCGTCCTTGGCTTTCGCGTGTCCATGAGGTCAAGAACTCTTCGGCATGTGAGGGTTATCTTTGAAGAACAAGGGTGGACAAGATGAATATGATAACTAATAAAGTCCGAGAGATGGAAAGGCCCATCATAGAAAAAACACTAGCAAAACGTGGTGCCCTTGGATTATCCACAAAACCAAGATCTCTTTTGCGGGTTAGGAATGCATTTTTTGCACAGGGGTGGTTAAGATGATTAAGATGGCCATTACCGTGTGGACTGAGATCGAGAAGCCTATATGGATAAACCTTGAGTATCGTAGTCCAATGCTTATTCCAAACACCCTTAATACGATAAAGGATATTGTTGATTTCGAAAATATTTTAAGGATTGACCAATGGTACCCTTAGAACGCTACGTATGGGAGGAAATTGATGGTCCCTTAGTTACCTTTGTTATGCGCCACAGAATACTTTCCTACTTAGGACCTTTGGTTACTGATGGCCACGCATCCACAGCAGAGCTTATCGCAAGTACAGTAAAGGAGGCGCTTAAATGAATGAGATGTGCGTTAGTATATGGGAGAGACTAGAAAGACCAATGTTTAACGCAACTGGCGGTTGGGTTAATCTTGGACACCTATTAAACATGGACTCGGTGGCACATGTTAGTATCTGTGTTACAATGTTTGTTGAAGGAGACTCTGATGAAAGCTGATGATGATAACTTTACAGTGGACTTGGAACACTATATCTTAATCCAAGATCTCAAGGAACTACAAATGAGTTTGGAGGACGAAGCCAAAGATCAGAGTATCCTTAGTGATGAAGCGTATGCAAAGGCCTGTGAAAACACAGCCATAGAACTTAATAGAATACTAAAGGAACATAGGTATGCTTGAAGAACCCTTTGAATGGCCCTTAATTAGACACGAAGAATGGCAAAAACCAGCCATGGCAGAGACTACAGTTGATCTCTACATACGAGGTGATAGAGAAGACCATATCGTTCAGCTTAACAGGAAAGAATACGAGGCCTACATGAAGGTTAGGGCTAAGCCATCTGATGACCCTATGGCAGATATTGTCAAGGAAATCAATCTACCTGAAAAAGAGCTTTGTATCCTCATAACAGGGGACTACCATGAAGAAGAAAAGAGTAATAAGAAGGCCCCCAAGTCTGCTAAGGTCAAGGGGGACAAGAATACACAAGATGAAAACAAGGGTAATCCCGAGGAAAAAGAAGCACAAAAAGAGAACCTTAAGACAGCTTGACTTCGGTTAAGATATGTGATATGGTTTATCTTAGATTAACCTAGGATCATATATTCACCTAATCTACCTTAAGTACTACTTAGATATATCTTAGATAGAACTTAGTTAGTATAGGTGTTTTAAGATCTAAGGGTATATCTTAGATACACTTAGATAACAAGGTCAAGTCCTTTGAACAATCCCTTTACATTCCTCTTGATTCTCTTTGCCTTAGCGATTACCATCGGCATTTTCTAATGTTTCCCAAGGACAAACCATACATACAAGATTCCTTTCTGTCCACCAGTGAGGATATCATTGAACGTGTTGTCCTAGTCTACGAGATTAGACTAGAAGATGCTTTGCGTAAGAATCAAAACAATACAAGGATAGGCTTGCTATTTGATGTCTGTAATATCTTATGGCTTGCCCTGTCCCTTAAGAGCAGAGGTAAACTAACTCGTAACCGAGACAAGAAGCTTATCTCTAGCTACACAAGGAAACTTTCCAAGCTCTAAGGAGACTTAAATGTCCCAATACGGTGTACAGGTGGCAACGCATTTACCTTGCCCTGCCTGTGACAGCAGTGATGCCTTCGCTCTCTATGCAGACTCTGAAGAAGAAGGTAGATTCTACGGTATCTGTTACTCAAATTCTTGCAAGGCTGTCTTCTCTGAGGAAGAAGCCAAGGAGTATCTAAAGGAGCATAAGGGCTCCGAGAAATTCAAAGAGAATACCTCTAATATTGTTATGTCCATTCCATCCTTCGACGAGCCTAAGATTACTTGGCGAGGACTACAGCCTTGGGCTCAGAAATTCTACGGTGTTACTGAGAAGAATGGTATGTATTTCTTTCCCTTGTACGCCAAGGACGAAGAAGAACCAGTTGCTCTGAAAACAAGATTGCCTAATAAGAACTTCAAGTGGACAAAGACTAGTCCAACAGCAGCAAGGGACGCAGGGTTCTTCGGACAACATGCCGCCTTTAGGTCTAGCCGCAAGGTTATGATTACCGAGGGTGAGATTGATGCCATGTCCGCATACCAGATGCTCAAAGGCACTAAGCTTGAGATGCCCGTAGTGTCCATCAAGAATGGTGCCAAGGATATCAAGATCAACGACTTCCAGAAAGAGTACTTGGATAAGTTTGAACAGATATACCTATGTTTTGATGCAGATGAACATGGTGTTAGGGCAGCTAAGAATTTCTCTCAGATATTCCCACCTGAGAAGGTGAGCATGGTCAATATCGAGAGAGGACACAAGGATGCCAACGACTACCTGACAAAGAATCAGACTAAGGACTTCTTGTTTGCTGTGCAGATCGCTGCACCCATTACTAGACAAGGCATGATCCTTGGTGTCAATACCTTAAAGTTCTTAGAGGAAGACCCTGAGAGGCTTATCCCGTACCCGTACAAGGGACTCAATGATATGCTCTATGGTATTTCCTCTGCTGGTGAACTCATAACCATCCTCTCAGGTTCAGGTCTAGGCAAGTCAACCTTTATGAAGGGCCTAGGGCTTCACTTGAAGAACACCATGGAACCCTTCGTTGGTACTGATAAGATTGGTGGTATCTTCCTAGAAGAGAACAAGCGTAAGACAGTTAGAATTCTTACAGGTATGAACATGAATAGGAACTTGATGCTTCCTCATATCTGGGATGAAACGGACAAGGAAGATTGGGGTAAGTCATGGGAGCAAGTCTTTGCGGATAACAGTTGGATATTCTGGGACCAGTGGGGTTCTAACACTGTTGACTCCCTCATAGACAACATGCGGTACATGGTTGCCAACTTTGGTGCCAAGGTGATTCTCTTTGACCACATCAGTATCCTGTTATCCGGTGGTACTCATGGGGGCAACGAGAGACAGACCATTGACGAACTTATGACCAAGCTACGCGCCCTTATCAATGAGTTAGAGTTTACCTGCATTGCTATCTCCCACTTGACCAAGGGTAACGAGGGTACGCCACACGAAGAAGGTGGCAGAGTAAAACTAAGTCATGCCAGAGGTGCCGGGTCTATTTACCAGCTAAGTGATACAGTGCTTGGCTTGGAGCGCAATGGACAGGATGATAACCCTGCTCTACGTAACATTACCAATATACGTGTCCTCAAGTCTAGGCTATCCGGTGAGACAGGCCCAGCTACCCGCTTGATTTACAAGAAGAGTGCTGGTACTATGTCAGAGTTGACCGACGAGCATTACGAGAAGATTCTTCAGACACCTGACCCTGTGGAAGCCATGTTACTCATTGAGAATAACTTCGAGGAGGATTAACATGAAACCTATTTTTCCTAGGGCATACACTAGGGAGATGTTTATAGCCCTATTTCCACAAGTAGGCCCAAAATTTATTAGAAATCCATTTCCTGAGTACGAAAATACATATAAGTACCTTATTAAACCAGTTGAGTACTATTCTTGGGATATCGCTATGTATACGAAAGAAAGGGTGTTTAGATGACTAAAGAAATGCTTGAAATTGGAGGTACTCATGATGAAATTGATACTAGGCTCAATGCCGTACACTAGAACAGAAACGCTGCTTTTAAATGGGTTTAGGACAGATACTCTACGTGAGGCACATAGAGCTGTTGAACAGCGAATATTCCATAGTTCCTTTTTTGTTGTTAGGGTAGTTCACAGTGGTACACTAAATGACTAAGATCATCTTGGACATAGAAACTGATGGCTTGGATTTCACCAAGATCCACTGTATGTGTGCGTATGTCTTAGACACCAAGGAAACACACCTGTTTATTACTGAGAAGGCCAAGAGCTACGGTATCGCTAAGGACCTTGCCAAGTACCATATACACCTAATATCTGACTTTGAACAATGGATGGAGGACAACAATGTACAAAAAGTTATTATGCACAATGGAATCGGCTTCGACCGCAAAGTACTACGAGTATGTCTTGGCATCAACCTGCCTCTTAGCAGTATTGTTGACACTTTAATTCTATCTAGGGTTATTTCCATTGAACGCCCTAAGCATAGCGTAGAGTTCTACGGTGAACTATTCGGTGTAAAGAAACCTAAGCATGAGACTTGGGACTACTTCTCTTGGCCTATGATGCGTAGGTGTATCACAGACGTAAGGATACAAACAAAGATATACCGATTACTCATGGCTAAGGCAGAGAGAACACAGTTCCCTTGGGACGCTTTCAACTTGGAACAACGTGTCCAAGAGATCATGCTACAACAGACAGACAATGGTTTCTACCTTGACCCTGTTAAATCCAAGGCTCTCCATGAACTGCTTAGTATTAAACATAGGGAGCTTACCGATGAAATTCTATCTGTCTTCCATACCAAGGCCATCAAGGTAGATGACTTTGCACCTAAGTACACAAAGGCTGGTGACGTATCCAAGGTAGGCCTTAAGTTCCTAGAATCCTTCTGCGACTTTTTAATGACCGAGGGACTATACGTTACCCCCACTGAGGTCGTAGGTGGTCCTTGTACCAAGATTGCTTACCAAGAGTTTAACTTGGACTCATCTAAGCAGCGCATAGAGCGCCTACAGGATTTGGGCTGGGAGCCTATTGAGTACACCCCAAAGGGTAATCCCAAGTTCACCACTGAATCCGTAGAGCTACTAGGGGACAAGTTACCCCCTCAGGTAAAGCTTCTTGGGGAATACCTTATCACCAAGCACAGGCTTGCAACGGTGGAATCATGGCTAGACCTTAAGGACGAGGATAACTACGTACATGGTAGCGTTATTACCCTAGGGACTCGTACCCATAGAATGTCCCACAACAAACCTAACATGGGTAACGTAGCTCGTATAGGCTCTATGTACGGTAGGGAGAGCCGTGAGTGCTGGACTGTTGATGATAGAGCTAACCATGTCCTAGTTGGAGCAGACGCCTCAGGCATCCAGCTAAGGGCTCTGGCGCACTATGCAGGGGACAAGGGTTATATCCACCAAGTTGTTAACGAAGACCCCCATGCCGTTCACGCAGAAGTCCTTGGTTGTGACAGGAATACAGCTAAGACCTTTATCTACGCATGGCTACTCAATGCTGGACCAGCTAAACTAGGTGCAATCTTAGGAGGAACAAAGAAAGATGGACGTGACACCAATAAACGCTTTCTTAGTCGTATGCCTTTTCTTGGCAATGTTAAGCAAACCTTTGAAAATTACGGAAAAACGAGTAATTATATTGCTTTGGATGGTCGCAGGATATTTATTCCTTCTGCTCATTTGGCTCTTAGCACAGGACTACAATCTTTTGAAGCCATCGTAATGAAGTGGGTCCTCAGGGAGTACCATGACAGGTTCCCTCACTGGTTTGCCCAGAGGAATATGGTACATGACGAGTTCCAGATAGAGGTACACAAGGATAACGCGCAAGAGCTAGGCGATACCCTTAAAGATCTCTTCAAGGAAGCGGGGGAAGTCCTAGGGTCTAAGTGCCCTTTGGCAGGGGACTACAAAGTGGGGTATACTTGGGCTGATACCCACTAGGCATAGGGTATCCTATGGGAGGCCCAGAATGGCTAAAATTAAACGTACTAAAGATGGAGAGGTAATATACAACATGGACTTGACACAAGATGAAGTCAATGCTATAAGCTACGCCTTAGAGATTTCTTCGGAGTGCGAGGATACCTATGACGTTGATACACACGACTATCTCCAAGAGTTCTTTGCCGAAATGTGGCAAGAGGACTTTGACGAAGAGGAAGGCCCCGCAGACTTTTCTGGGTATTCCACATCAATAGTCGAGGTTGACAATGACACACAAAGTGTGGTACTAGATTTCCAAGAACGCCTGACAAAGATTAGACAGGCTCATTGGGAAGACGAGTGAGAATCCCTAGCTCACTATGACACTAGGGAAATTAGAAGGAGAAAAGCATGTCGTTTTTCAAAGCAATCAGCGATAAAGTAGTGAGGGCTTGGAATAGTCTTCACTTGTTTGTACAGATTGGGATTGGTGTCGTCGCTGCACTTATTTTGTTCCAAGCTGTCGTAAATTACCTGAACTAGCCGAACTAAGGAGAAAAGTATGAGTGACCAAAACAGTGCAGTGGGCCTAATCTATTGGGCCAGAGTGGATTACAAGAATCCTGATCGAGGTCCTGAAAAGACTCCGGGAGATAACCTCCAAGTTTGCTTTGTTCCCGATGATCCTGCCGTGATTGATAAAGAGGCTGCGTCTGATTCCCAGCCTATCCGTTGGTATGAACCAGACGGTGAGCATATCATGGACAACTACGTGCGTATGAAGACAAACTTTGTCAAGTACCCTTTGAAAGTTGTGGACGCAAAAGGGAATGAACTTCCCCACGATTTGCTCCTTGGTAATGGTACAAGGGCCAAGGTATACTACACGACCTTCCCCTACGACTATGGCAAGACGAACAAAGGTACTAGGTTGAACCTGTCTGCTATCCAAGTCCTTGATCTTAAAGTCTACGAGAAAGACGAAGACGATAATATCTTTGATGAAGAAGAAGGTTTTACTTACGAAGCCTCTGCTTAACTAAGGAAATCCAGTGACTAAGAAAAACTTGGGGAGTCTCCTCTCTGATATCTATGGTATCTTTGAGAATACACATGAAGTTACCGAAGAGAACCTTGATCTGTTCGCGTCGAACTGCAAGGAAGTGCTCCGTAAAGCTGTGAAGGAAGCCGGTTCCGACCAGCAAACAACGCTCAGGATGTCTAACTTAGGGACTCCAGATCGAAAGCTTTGGTATTCTTTCAAGATGCCCTCTAAGTCCTCTAGGAGTCTGACTGCGGATAATTACATTAATTTCCTCTACGGACATATCCTTGAGGAGCTCCTCCTTTTTCTAGTCAGAGAAGCTGGACATAAAGTAACACATGAACAAGACGAGGTATCAGTTAGTGGCGTTGTTGGCCACTTGGACTGCTGCATTGATGATGTTCCTGTGGACGTTAAGTCTGCCTCTCAGTACGGGTTCCAGAAGTTCTCTGATGGTTCTCTGCTGAGAGGGGATGACCCCTTTGGGTACATTGAACAAATATCAGGATATGCTAATGCCTTAGGTAAAACTGAGGCTGCATTCCTTACCATCAATAAGAACAGAGGTGAACTTGCTCTTCTACGTGTCCCCGATATCTTCATTTCTAACACAGAGAAAAGAGTGGAACATGTAAGGGATTTCTTGGAGGACGAGACACCCCCTGAACGGTGTTACCCTGATGAACCTCAGTATAAGAATGCCAAGAATAATGGTAATCGTAAGCTAGCTATGCCTTGTGTCTTCTGTCCCTTTAAATTTGATTGCTGGGATAACCTTAGAGCCTTCCAGTACTCAGGTAAGGTAGAGTATCTTACAGAGGTGGCTAGAGAACCCAAGGTTGCTGATGTAACCGCAGGATACAAGGACAAGATCAAAGGATAATACCTTGGATAATCCAATGACTTCCGAAGATAAAAAGCTATATCGTAAACTCAGAGAGTGGAACCCATGGAATAGCTATTCAATTGAAAGACGCCTTGTAAGATATGGTGGTGACTACTTGGACTGGGAATACCGCAATTTTAAGACAAACAAGACTTGGACTGAGACGGAGTACGATACCTAGTGGGAAAGCCTAGTAGAGACAAAGGAGCAAGATTTGAAAGAGAAATTGTCAAAAGATTCAATGACTCTGATATTCCCGCACAACGGGTTCCTCTCTCAGGCGCTGCTGGGGGATCCTTCTGCGGGGACATCAAATTATCTACACCCATGGGGCTCCGTCTTATCGAATGCAAGAAAAGAGCTAGGGGCTTTACGCAGTTGTACGGCTGGATTGAGGGGAACGATTTACTGGTCGTGGCAAGGGATAGATCGGAACCTCTCGTAGTACTTACCTTAGCTGACTACATATCAATGCTAACAAAGGAAATACCTAATGACACAGGAACAGAAGGACAATCTTAAAGAGTTCCTAATGGCCCTCGTAGACGACTACTTCTGGGTCGATAGCGAAGGAGAAATAGGGTACCAACTAACTGACACACAACTAGAAGAAATCTTAGATATGTCAAAGGATACCTTCTGTGAATCTTAGTGCTGAGACTAGTCTAGTCGTAGGCTTTAGTCATAAAGAAATTGAGTACATCGTAGCCCACAAGGGCCTCTTCCAAAGAGCGCCGATACCCGAAGCTGCCGAGTCAGACGAGTTTCCAAGACTATTCAGAGCCGTACTAGATCGGTCCCTACTAGACTATATCAAAGGTCCCAATGAGGTTGGCAAGGACTTCTATGAAGTCTCAGCTTGGCTCTACGATAAACCTATAGAAGACGAGTATGGGGACATGGTACAGACAGGTGATTTTGCAGAGGTATGTAACTTGGCTGCTATGCAAGAAGACACAGTGGCTGCAATATTCAGGAGGTTTAGATGCAAAGTTTAGGGGATCTTGTTATACGTGCTACAGATTGGGAGATTGGTGGAAACCTATGGGGTACTAATGTATCCTCCCAGCTATTCCCAAGTACCTTAATGTCAATAAAAGGAGCTATTTATGAACAAATGTTTAGGAACACCAGTACGAAGACGTTTCTTTAATAACTGGAACCAAATGAGTAAAGACTACTCATCGCCTATCTTCTCCTATTTTAGTGCTTTTAATTATTTGGATACTTGTAAGAACGCAACAGAGGAGTACCTCAATGGACTACATAAATAACAAAGCTGCCTCACGGCGCTTAGCCGAAGACATCACTACGTATTGGCGCAAGAAGGGTAAGCCGTACAGAGCTTGGATAGAAACACAGGAATACAACTCTCCCTCTGATTACAACAAAGCACCTAATGAAATCTATGTTATTCGTAGTAACTTGGGCTTTGAGTGGAATGAGGCGAATCAATGTTACACAGGAAGAAAGCTGTGACTAGTCCCCTATCAGATGAAGATGAAGGCTTGGTGAGGCGATTGCGGGCTTGGGCCTCTGACGTGCAATGCGGCCATCAATTAGTTGGCGCGGATTTGGATTTAAAGGAAGCCGCCGACCGTATAGAAGCCCTTGCTGCGCGGAATAAGGACATAGAAGCCCACGCAAAGGCGATGGCGGAGGCGTTGGAAACTGCATTAAATTATGTTGGGCAAGTGAAGTGCTTGGCCCAACCCGAAACCTCTCGCACTGAATTGATTGAAATATGGGCCGATGAACTTAATGCCCTCGCCGCCTATGACGCGAAGAAGAAGGAGGCAACAAAATGAACGTAGACGATCTTGAAGGTAGTGTGCATGTTGTAGAAGTGGATAACTTTGACGGCCTTGCTAGAGTCTTGAAAGAAGTTCGCAAAGCTTACCCTGTAATGCAGGGTGATGCTGAGTGGGAGTCCAAACTAAAATACGCGGTAGATCTTTGTACTAACTGCCTATACTTGTACTACACGACTCAGCAGATGCGCCTTGCCTTGCAGAAAGAAATATTTTCTAGTAGCATGGACTTTCCAACCCTTCCCGAAGACGACGACACCAAGCACTAGGAGACCACAGCTTTACATGGACCCTTTCGACAAACTAGGAACACCCGAATACTCAAGATTTATTGCTCTCTCTAGGTACGCCCGTTGGCTACCAGAGGAAAACCGAAGAGAGTCTTGGGCTGAAACCGTAGACAGATACTTTACTTTCATGGATAAACACCTTAAAGAGAAGTTTGACTACGATATCCCGAAGAAGACCAGAAAAGATCTTAGGAATGCTGTGTATAACTTGGACGTTATGCCATCTATGCGCGCCCTAATGACTGCTGGGCCAGCCTTAGCTAGATGCAATGTAGCTGGGTTTAACTGTAGCTACCTACCCATTGACCACCCTAGGGCCTTTGATGAACTCTTGTATGTCCTCATGTGTGGCACAGGGGTAGGCTTCTCAGTTGAAGAAGAACAGGTAAAGAAGCTTCCTGAGGTTAACGAAATCCTTGAACACTGTGACACTAAAATTATGGTGGACGACAGTAAGCAAGGATGGGCTAAAGGCCTTCGCCAACTTATATCTTTGCTGTACGCAGGTCAAATCCCTTCTTGGGACCTTAGTCGTCTAAGACCAGCTGGGGCTCGCCTAGTCACCTTTGGTGGACGTAGCTCTGGCCCAGACCCCTTGGATGACTTGTACACCTTTGTTGTAGAGAAGTTCCAAGCTGCCCAAGGGCGGCAACTTACTTCCATGGAATGCCATGATATCGCCTGTAAGATAGGTGAGATTGTCGTAGTAGGTGGGGTACGTAGAAGTGCCCTGATCTCCCTAAGCGACATTAAGGACATACGCCTTAGGGATGCTAAGACAGGCGAGTGGTGGCGCACAGAGCCTCAGAGGTCCTTAGCTAACAACTCTGCTGTGTATTCTCGTAAGCCTGACATGAACCTCTTCTTTGAGGAGTGGCATTCCCTGTACAACTCCAAGTCAGGGGAACGAGGTATCTTCAACAGAGATTCAGTTAAGAAGCACTTGAAGAACCATGTTACTCGAAGAGACCCTGACCATCCCTTTGGTTGCAACCCCTGCTCAGAGATTAATCTTAGGCCATACCAGTTCTGTAACCTTACTGAGGTGGTGGTACGTCCGCAAGATGACTGGGAGGACCTAGACACCAAAGTGCGCCTAGCAACCATCCTTGGTACCTACCAAAGCACTTTGACCGACTTCAAGTACCTTAGGAAGATTTGGAAGAAGAACTCAGAAGAAGAGAGGCTTCTTGGCGTATCCTTTACAGGTATCATGGACAACGATATGCTTAGTGAGATAGGGGGCACTCTGTCCCCTTGGCTTACTACGATGAAAACCACTGCTATAGAGGTAAATAAAGAGTATGCAAAGCATCTTAAGATCGAAGTATCAACCGCTATTACCTGTGTTAAACCATCCGGTACCGTATCTCAACTTGTGGACTCCGCATCAGGGATCCATCCGAGGCACTCTCCGTACTACATTAGGAGAGTTAGGGGAGACAAGAAAGACCCTCTCTCACAATTCATGGCTGCAGCTCCGTTTCCCTTGGAGGAAGACCTTTTTAACCCCCATAATTATGTCTTCGAATTCCCAATGAAAGCCCCGGAAGGTTGCTTGACACGAAGCGATATATCTGCTATAGATCACTTAGAATTATGGAAGGTTTACCAAGAAGCTTGGTGTGAACATAAACCCTCAGCTACAATCTCTGTCAAAGAGGACGAGTGGCTAAAGGTTGGCTCTTGGGTCTTTGATAACTTCGACCATATCTCAGGGGTTTCTTTCTTACCCTACGAAGAGCATACGTACAAACAGGCACCCTATGAAGAAATTACAAAAGAGGAGTATGAAGAGCTTTTGAAGAAGATGCCACAGAACGTAGACTGGTCAAAGTTACAAGACTTTGAAAAAGAGGATACCACTGTTGGTAGCCAAGAAATGGCTTGTGCTGGAGGATTTTGTGAAATTACCTAGATTTATACCAAGAAGTATTGCGTTTCGTATTAGATGGCCTAAGAGAAAAGATGGAACTAATGGACTTACCTATTGTTTTAGGTGGAAAATACGAAATGAGATTACTTAAGGAAGATTATATGAAGGACTCGGTTAAGAATACACACATATACCAAGTGTTTACTGAGGCAAGTCAGCTTATGTCTGGCTATGCTTTGTTCCTGAACAAGGACCCCTCTGCCTTTGTCCTCTATGACAACATAGAAAAGCTGGACGAAATAGAAGAGAAGCTAGGGGAGGCTCTGGAAAGCACACGAATAGCAAAAGGAAACTTGCTAGAATTTATGACTACGGAGGTGACAAGTGTCAACAGCTAACCATAGTGGTGACCAAGACTATAGACAACCCGGTGAGTGGTACACCGAGTTATCAACTGAAGATTACAGCCTAGCTCCTGACCCCTACGCTACCGAGGATGCACCAAGTGATCCTTATACATCAGAGAATGATGTGGTTACGATGCCCCAAGTGTCCCCAGAGACAGCCTTTGTTGGTCCCTTGGACTACCAAGTTGGCGGAGACCACTACAAGGACTTTGCAGTGCAGCCCATTGAGTACATTACCAAGAATAAGCTTAGCTTCTGTGAGGGTAACGTAGTCAAGTACATCTCAAGACATGCAAAGAAACACGGAGTAGAGGACCTTAAGAAAGTTATCCACTACGCCAAACTAGAAGCAAAACTAACCTATGGAGAAGATTTATGAGCATTACCCTTCCTAACGGCCCCACCGTTCTAAAAGATGAGGATCTTAATGATTCATGGCTACAGTTCGATGACATCGTTATTCATAGAAATACCTTGGAAGACAAAGGCTCTTACAACATCAGTAAACAACGGGAAGAAAACTCAGTAAACTTGTTTGATGACGTTTTGGGGCACCTTCTCAGAGGCGACAACTACCACAATCAGAGTACCCTGATGTTCACATTCACAAAAGAGAGCTTGCTTACTAACCAAATTATTAATCTGAATGCCTGTCGTAGAATCACAGGGGGTCTCCACACCTAATGAACAAGGAGAGTAACCTTCATGTCTTCATCGGATACGACGAGAAGCAAGACCTTGCATGGGAAGTATGTGCCGAATCCCTCCGTAGCCAAGCTTCAAAGCCTGTATCCATCTGGAAACTGGACCATAGGCTCCTGCGCTCTCTCGACCTCTTCAAAAGAACGTGGGAAATTGAAGGAAACACAGGAAGGTACAAAGATGTCGCAGATGGTAAACCCTTTAGTACGCAGTTTGCACACAGTAGGTTCTTGGTTCCGGAGATGTGTAAGCACCTTGGTGTTGCTAGTGATGATGTGGCTATTTTTGTTGACTCCGACTTCGTCTTCCTCTCCGACCCTTATGAGATTATTACAGAAATCAGAGCCAAGGAGGAGAAGTGTGTCTGGGTTGTCAAGCACGATTACACGCCGAAGACAGCTACGAAGATGGACAGCCAAGTACAAATAGCGTACTCGATGAAGCTTTGGTCTTCTCTTATGGTCTTTGACCTGAGATTCAACACAGGATTAACTAAGGAGATTGTTAATGAAAAGTCTGGTAGATGGTTACATACTTTCGAATGGACTAATGGACCGCATGAGATCGGGGCCTTGGACGAAAGATGGAACTTCATTCCCGACCATTCTGAGGAAAACGCTAACGTACACAATATCGGGGCCATTCACTGGACTGAAGGGCTTCCGTGCATTCCCGGCTATGAGTACTGTAGATACGCAGCCACTTGGCGCGATGTTGAGCGAAGAGTACTCGAAAAGAAACTTAGAGGATCCTAATGCCTAAGTACACCTTCGTTACCAGCTTCTCAGATAAACTCTGGAAAGCATATGCAAGCAATACTGTCCCCACTGTCTACCGTAATCTCCCTGATGGTATTCAGTTCATCGTATACTTCAATGGAGAGTTTCAAGAAGAATGGAAACTAGCTCTCCCAGAGGCAGAATTTCGTGACCTTAATGCCATGAGTGATTACCAGTTCTTCCGTCAGAAGTACAAAAAGACACCCTTACCTAACGTAGAAAAGGGGCACCAGTTTAGATTCAACTTTCTCCCCTTCTGGAACAAGGTCTGTGCTTTGCAAGATGCCATGGTTAAGGGCGGTCGAGGAAAGATCTATGAAGACTACCTTATCTGGCTAGATGCAGACCTATTTAGTGCTGAGGAGATCACAGAAGATGACTTGGAGCGTTGGATTCAAGGAAAAGACGTAGCCTCTCTAACTAGATCACAGCCTTGGAATACATGGGAGACAGGTTTCTTGTCTTTTAAAATGTCCGACTTAACCAAGAGTTTCGTTGATGATGTGTACAAACTGTATACCTCTGGGAGACTCTTTGACCACAATGAGTGGCATGACGCCTACCTATTTACAGTGGTATGGAAAGAATACAAGACCAAGTTGTCACATAACGAATTAAACTTGGTTCCTTCTTATGGGCATTGCTTTGATACCAGTATCCTACCCCCCTCTCTGTGCCACTTGAAAGGTGGTGAGCGTAAGATGACTGGTAAGTTCTTTGAGCATCCTAAAGCCAATGCCGTACTTTTTGCTGACTTCACAGGGGTAAGGAATGTAAAGGAAGATCCTGTTATCTCTGTTAATAGCGATGGAGTAAAAGTCCATGTCTAAGCTAATCTCAGAAGACTATAGAGATTTAAACTCTGAGCTTCATAGTAGAAATCCTATGTATGGCGCCAAAGGTCACAAGCAAGCAGCAAACGTAGTCACTTCATTGGGCTTAAAGGCTGGTGATGTTATCCTAGATTATGGCTGTGGTAAAGCATCCCTAGGCAAAGAGCTTGCAAAACAAGACATAGATGTAGAGAACTACGATCCAGCTTTGAAGATGTATGCCAAGCCTATTACAGAGAGAAAAGGGTATCCTTGGAAGTATGTTGCTTGCATGGATGTTATAGAACATGTGGAACCCAACTCCCTTAACAGTGTCCTTGATGATCTTCTAGGGTCCTTTACTACTAAGGCCTTTATCCTAATTTCAACGGACCCATCTAACAAGACTTTGAAGGACGGGCGCAACGCTCATCTTATTATCCAAGGAAGAAACTTCTGGGGCGATAAGCTTGAAGAGCGAGGCTTTAGCGTTGAAAAGCTTGTGGACAATAGAAAAGGATGGTATGGGGTAGTATGTACGAAGCGGTAGATATCTACAAAGTACTAGGATCGGGAAATTCTAATACCTCTGTAAAAAAGATCAAAGCTATTTCTAGCATGTGCAGAGATACTCTTGAAGTTACCACTGGGTCTGTGTGCGAATTTGGAACGTACCGAGGAGACACTTCACTAGTACTTCTTTCTGTTATTGATGAACTAGGTAGTAAAAATATGTGCTACTTCTTTGATACCTTCGAAGGTCTCCCAGAGGGGGATCCAGAGGTTGACATGAAGGTTAAGAGTGGCTCAGGGCCTCTTCCTAAGGGTTCTCTTTGTTTTTCCTTACAAGATTACAAAGAAAAGATTACAAAGATGACTGGTGATCTTGGGATAACGAAGCCTAGGTACACTACGGTAAAGGGTGATATTAGGAAGACATTAACACATAAAGACATTGGGCAAATAGCCTTTGCAGTCTTAGACGTTGACTACCACGATACAACTAAATACGTCTTAGAATACATGGATCATCTACTTGTGCCGGGGTCTGTTGTGTACCTTGACGACTACACGAATTGGGCAGGAGCCAAGAAGGCAGTTGATGAATTCTTAGAAGTGTCTAAGGGTTTTCGTTTAAGCTCTTCTGGGGGCCACTACTTTTTAAGAAAGGTGCTTACATGATAAAACGTAGTCAGAACCCTAAAGAAATCTTAGGTCTTCGTGGATTTATGCGTACTCGTATGGCCGATGGCAGCATAAAGTCTTACTTAGAGATTGGAAGCTATGCTGGTGAGTCCCTCATGTACATGGTACCTGCTTTAGCACCCGATGCTCGCATTGTCCTAGTGGATCTTGGAGATAACCCAGAGGCTAGGACAGAGCTTTTAGCAAAATTAGAGGCCCTTGAAAATGATGATACGAATACCTTTGATATCCACTTAGTTACAGGATACTCAGAGACTAGAGAAACCTTGGCCAAGGTAAGTGAACTCTGTCCTCCTAGGGGATACGACCTAGGGTTCATCGATGGGAACCATGACTTTGCCTACGTCATTAAAGACTTGGAGAACTATGGCCCTCTTTGTTCATTCATTGCTATGCATGACATTGACCCTAGGAGTATCTCAAGGCAGATTACAAAGCATGGCTTTGAGAAACCTTGTGCTGCACATGCTTGGAAGGTCTTGAAACTAAGTAGAACAGTAGATGAATTTATTGACACAGAAGCCGAGAAGCCCATGGGCATTGGCGTACTAAGAGGGATAACAATAGGACGATGAAATGGACAGAGGATTTAAACGCTAGGTGTTGGAAACAAAAGGGCTTCTGTTGGGAACCTTGGTGGTACATAGATAACAGTGGAAATAAAGTACACCATTGGATGGAAAGACCAAGCCTCGAATACTCAAAGACTCCCGACAAGAAGAGGTACGAAGTGAGAAATATAGATACAAAAGAAATTGTAGGTGGGTGGGGCATTGATTATAATGCGTGGAACTACTAGCATGACCGAAGGAACGAAGATGACCTTAGAAGAAATCAAAGAAAAGGCAAAGAAGGCTATTTCTGAGCAAACCTTTACTAGCTCCGGCTATGGGGGGCCAAGTTATCAAGCATGGAGTGCCGTGATTGACGTATCTAGCGCTTTAAGAGACCTTATTGATTACATTGATGACAAGGAGCACTAGTATGGCCGAAGGAACGAAGATGATTTTTGGTGCTACACGCTTTAATACTGTACGGTGCTGCGTGGGTGACCCCTTCTTTCTTCTTTGTGAAATTGGGACGCCCAGAGATTGCCTTTGCTTGGTGCTGGGTTGCGATTTGTACCAACGTGTGGATTATCTCTAATCTTCCTAATAACGAGGAGCACTAGTATGACTAGTTGGTGTGGTGGTAAGGTCACCAAAGAAAAACCTTTGAAGATTGTAACATTTTACTGGAATAACCCTAACGCAAAGAACAAGCCTTTCTTTGAGTGGCAACCAGAGCATGTTCATAAGTTAGCCGCAGGGTTTAAAAGGCATCTACATATGCCACATGAGTTTCATGTTATCACAGATATGCCAGATGACCTTGATGCCTCTAAGGTTAAGATTGTTCCTTTGTGGGATGATCTGAGAGATTGGGGACGATGCTTTACTAGACTCAAAGCATTTTCCTCTGAAATGAAAGAATTGATTGGAGAACGCTTTGTATCTATCGACTTGGATACTCTTATTGTTGACGATATTACTCCTATATTTGACCGCCCTGAGCCTTTCATAGGCTACCGGGATTCAAAGAACCCTAAGGCGTACTCAGGTGCTCTGTGGATGAAAGACTTTGACTCCTACAATAATGTGTGGGAAACAATTAATCTTGTTCGTGCAGCTGATTTCTCTGATGCTAAGTACGTAGGGTCTGACCAGTGTTGGATGTCCACAATCTTGGATAACCATTCTGAGAAGCCGCCTAAGTGGAGTAAAGAGGATGGTATCTATGACTTCTGGAATATCGAAGAGCTTCCTAAGCTGCCTATGAATGCTAGGATTATCTTCTTCAATGGTATGCGTAGAGATATGTCAATGAAGAAGTTTCAGAAGAAGTACCCTTGGATCTTAGAAAATTGGAAGGAAAACTAATGTTTGTATTTTTCTGTGCAGTGCTTGTTCTCATTGCAGCTGTTGGGGTTGTGCTCACTTACCTTTGTGGTGGCTGCGTTATTCAAACCCTGCAAAATAAAGAAGGCCATTGGTCTCTTGAAGAAAAAATCTTTTGGTCTTGTGTCTTTACCCCTTTAATTGTTTTGTACTGGGTTAATTTTTCTTGGGGTGTTTATCTCTTAACTAAGATAGCTGGGTAAAATGATCGTGTTAAGTAAGGAGAACTAAGTATGAATACAAATAGACTTTGGCAAGCATTGGGCGTCTTAAAAGTGTTGTCCTATATTTCTGAGATATGGATATTTTGGTATTGTTTTGATGACCACTTAGCGGACTTCTTGGACCTTCCAACTCTTGGAAACATTCCCTTGTGGGCTTGGCTCTTGTGGGGTTTTCTTAGTAGTACTACCACAGTAATACGCTATAATTCTAAGGATAACTAAGTATGTTTAACTCTCTTCGTAAGTTACTTAAAGGGCCCCATACTCCGTCTCACTGTACTAATAGGCCCGAAGAAGGGGTGTCTCATGATACAAGAGATATGGTGTGGGTCTTTAATCTCTATGGTGACTCAGATAATGCAGATACTTACTCTTACTTCATTGATAAGGAGGGCCACTGGTGGCGTGTCTTGGATTACGGTTATGGAATAAAGAGTATGTACAGTATACCAGAAACAAAAGTTAGGGACTCCTACTGGAAAGTCTTTGGAAAAAAGATTGACGAGAAGCTCGAAGAGGCCCTAACTAATGTCTAAAGCCGTTAAGATTAAACCTACAGACTGTGTACCTGACGAAGAGATTCAAAGCAATATCTTGAGGAACGTGGGTCTTATCTCTGAATGGGAAGGACCCTGTAAGGTACACAATGGTACTGCTTGGCTTATGTCTGCTGGCCCAAGCTTGAAATTCGCCACTGCTAGTATGTTCCCTAAGGAATACTTTGATGACTTGCCGAACGATCATATATTTTGTATTAAGCATGCTCTTCCTGTACTGGCTGATGCAGGGATTAAGCCCTTTGCTTGCGTAGCTCTAGACCCTAGACCTATCTCTGGAACTAGTACGCATGGAGAGCTTAGAGAGTCTCTGTACGCATCAGCGCCTAAAGAGACCTTGATGTTCATAGCTACAATGACACATCCAAGTGTTACTGAGTACCTCTTGGAGAATGGTTACCGTGTCATTGGTTGGCATGCAGCATCTGGGCAACACGATAGAATGACCAAAGAAGGACGTATTCCACCTATGCATTCCCATGCTGGTGGGACTTGTTCTGCTATGCGGTGTATCTCTGTTGCGCATAACATGGGTTTTCGTAAGTCCAATCTTATAGGCTTTGATTGCTCTTTGGAGTCTGAGCCCGAGGACCTAGATGCAAAGATTCACCACGACCCTAACAACAAAGACTCCCTAAAGCCCAAGTACTTAGAAGTACATAACCCAAAGGATAAGGACAGATTTTCTTTCTGGACCACAGGTGAACTTGTTGCTCAGGCACAAGACATAGAACATGCCTTACAAAATGAGCACATGATGGACATGGAACTAAGGTTCTACGCTACTGACAAAGGAAGTAGCTACGGTGGTAGCATCGTAGAGACAAACCCAAACAACACTATACGCCCAGATATAGCTGAGAGATACAACCTAACCTAAGGAATACCCTATGCTTGTAACTAAGAGCGCCGATTACAAAACTGCATTGGTTATCGGGGATGCACACGCTAACCCTGACGTAAGCAATGACCGCTTTGATTGGCTTGGCAACGCCATCCTAGAAACACAACCTGATTGTATCATTGATATTGGGGATTTCCCTGATATGGAAGCCCTATGCTCCTACGACAAGGGCAAGAAGTCCTTCGAAGGGCGTAGTATCAAAGCTGACTTCGATGCCGCCAATGATGCTAACAGGAAATCCTTTGGGGCCATTGACAGGTACAATGAAGGTAGGGCCTTTGCAAAGAAGAAACAGTATAACCCTGATCGTGTCCGTCTAGGGGGTAATCATTGTGAGGCAAGGATCAAGCGTATGCTCGAAGCCTCCCCAGAGTTTATTGGTACCTATGGTATGGAGAACTTTGAATGGATGGGGGACTCAAGCTATATTAACGTGCCTTTCCTGCAGCCCTACGAGTACCAAGGCACATCTTTCTGCCACTATTTCTATAAAACGATGGCGAATGGCATGGGTCCAGCCTCAGTACCCGCTATGATTAACATCACCAAGAAGTCCTCAGTTCAGGGGCATAATCATCTAAGGGGCTTCGAGGAGTCTGTACGTCCAGATGGGTCACATGTCTGTGGTGCCTTTGCTGGCTGTTACTTGGACCCTGACTTCATGACTGCTAGGTTTGCAGCCTATGCTGGTCCTCAGAAGAAATGGTGGTCTGGCCTCATGTGGTTACATGGCATGAAAGATGGCTATTTTGACCCAGAATTTGTCAATATAAACGAAGTCAAGAGACGCTACGGCTAAGTTGTCTTAGGTTTTCCTTGGTGTTATACTATAGAAATGACAGACGAAGAACTTGCAGAAGCTATAGAAGCCCTTTTTTCTTCCTTAGAAGAACCTTCTCCTAGGTACGATCCAGATTATCCTCGTGGGGCACCCTCTGATCGTCCGTGGCTCCGTCCCGAACACGGTGTTCCAGACCGCCTTGAAATGCTTAGAGATACCTACCAAAACTTTGACCCTTACCCCTACGACGAGGATCTTAACTCTGATTCTATCGTTGGCTTTGATTTTCTTGGGGGAAACGTAGGTGGCTCAGACGCAGAGGGCGGTCATCTTGAGAGGTACGGCCATGCCCAAGATCCATCAGGTCGCCCCTACCAGCTCTCTGCCCCTCTTAGACCAAACAGAGAAGGTGTTGAAACACACTTTGCTCCTGAGGGCTTTGAAGGGATTAGTCCCCATGATCCTACAAGGAGACGAAGGGATATAACTACTCCAGAGATGCTTGCCCGGCACCAAGCAAGACAAGACGAATGGGACGAAGGAAGTCTCCCTGCTGAAGATTACTATGGTGGGCTTGGGTTAAATGATATTCCTTCTGGGTACATTCGAACAGGAGAAGACTCCCCCCTAGGTTCAAATGAGTTGATTAATATCCAGAACCACTACGGACCAGTGACTTCTGGAGAGCAGTGGTTAGATAGCCCAGAAGTTATACAGTACATGGCAGATAATCCATCCGCTAACTTGGCTAACAGTTACGAAGCTTGGGACTGGGACGCCATTGATAGGCCTAATGATGGAAGAGGTGCTCTGCATCAGGAAGCTCTACAAATGCTTAGAGACCCTGAAACCCCGGAGCCTCTGCGGGAAGCAATTCGGGTTGCTTTGCCTGCTCTCTTAGGGGCAGAGACTGACAGAGACGTTTTCCGAGGAACCGGATTAGTGCAGAGCACCGGGGAATTGATTGATGATATCTTTGATCCCACTGAGAATGTAATGTCAGGCTTTCGTGGAAGTCAAGAACCTTTAGATCCTTTGGACAGTAACCTGTTTGATCCCTTACTCGCTCAGATTGAAGATACTTCTGAGTTTGACCCCTTGGTTAGGAGGCCTGCTGGCCATCTTGAAGGCGGTGTCAATCCAGATGACGTTGTAACCGAGGCATACTTTAATGAAGAAACAGGGGAATGGGTGCAGCCCGCAGAAACAAGGCATGACACTTACAAGTCCCCTAGTGACGCTGATTTCTTTTTTACGAGGCTTTTAAACTTTTTAGATGAGTACGCTGCAGAGAATACCAGAGAAGACCCAGTTAACGCAGGCCCCAGAGATCTTGAAGGTCCAATAGATATTCCTGAGTTAAAACCTTGGGACCCAAAGAAGATGCCCAAAGGTGGCGGAGGAGGTGGCTGGTAATGCCTAAGGTGACATACGAGATAATAGAATTTTTGGCATTAACTCTAGGAGGAATGAGTCTATTTTTCCTTATTGTAGGGGCAGTAGGGGTGTTTTTCTATGGCTGAACGCAAAGGATCCACCAAAGCAACTGGACGTAATTACAAGAAAGAATACGCAGAATACCACGGCAAGCCTAAGCAGAAGAAGCGCAGGGCTAAGAGAAACACGGCTAGACGCAGAATGGAAAAGGCTGGCAAGGTCAGCAAAGGAGATGGCAAGGATGTGGCGCACAAGGATAACAACCCGAACAATAATTCCAAATCTAATCTCAAGGTTTCTAGTCAGGCTGCCAACAGAGCAGAACCAAGACTCCGGGGTAAACGCAAGACCAAGTCCAAAGCAAAACGAAAGAAAAAGTAATATGAAAGATTCGGTGACAACCAACTTTAAGTTCATGCAAGCACTTATGAAGGTTGAGAACGGTATCAAATCTGGGTACGACAAAGATACAGATACTTGGTCCCCACATCCTAGTCCAGAAGGTGGTCTTCCAACCCTAGGATATGGACATAAGCTAGAACAAAGGGACGTAGACAATGGAGATATTTTCATTAATGCAATGGCTCATCCCGTGTGGGGTATGCCTGATGATATGGTTATTACTCTTTTCACTTTAGATGTAACGGAAGCAGAGGAACAAGCTAGAAATGAATGGAATCAATACAAGCCCCAAGGCGCTCTCTCATGGGATTATGTCCCACAGAAGTATCGAGCCATCCTCACAAACCTTGTCTTTAATGTGGGAAGCTTGGCACCCAAAGGACACCTTGGATGGCCGAAGCTCTTCGACGCTATCAAACGTGAGAATGACTCTGAAGTGTTACATGAGGCCACTACAAGTTATCGGAGACCCGATGGAGTCCGGGTTAAACTCACTAGGCGAATTGAGGTCCTTGGTACTTCACTGGGTATGATACAATGACCTTAGCTACTTGTTTTATCTTGGGTATGGTTTTTGGTGGTGTAGGCACCATTGCAATTGTCCTGCTTTTGATATTGAAAGGAATTAACTAATGAACTTACTAGGAGCCCTATTACCGGGGATATTCAAGGTAATCGAAGAACTTGTCCCTGATGGGGACGAGAGAAACAGGCTAAAAGTAGGCGTCCAAATGGCCGTCTTAGAACAGCAAACAACAATTATACAGGCTCAGGCCTCCATCGTAAAGGCGGAGGCACAAAGCCAATCTTGGCTAACTCGTACATGGCGTCCACTCTCTATGATTACATTCTTGTTCATCATTGTCTGGAGAGTATTTTTTGGCCCCCTAGTAGCGGCCATAGCTGGCCTCCCTGTAGAGACCTTGGTCCTCCCCATGGACCCTGCTATTGAACAAAGCTTTTATACCCTGATTACTATTGGTCTTGGTGGTTATGTCGTTGGTCGCTCTGGTGAAACTATAGCACGTAATGTCTTTAGTAACCGTCAGAATGATAACATAATCAATGATCTAAGAGGAGACAGGACACCCCCTGCATAACTAATGGCACAAGAAGGACGCCCATACAGCGGAGAAACAGTAGACCAACGAAGGCGTCTCATTGCAGAGATGGCCCGTAGAATCCAAGAGAATCCGAGAGATTACCCTATGGCTGCCGCTGCTTTAGCGCGTATGAACGATGGATCTTTGGAAGCCCTTGATCTTAGTAAAATTGCATGGAAAGATGGTATCTTTGAAGAGCAAGGTAGGCGTGGCGAGTACTTTCCGGGCTCCAACGAAGTTCATCTAGACAGCGACTACAACATAAATTCTTTGGGTGAGCTGGCTGACGAGTACTCTGAAGAGCTTCCCGCCGGAGAGTCTGGTAGATCCTACACTTCAACTAGACTCATTAACCCCTTCGAAACTCTTACACATGAATTGGGGCATGGCTTTGACGATGAAGTTGCGAGTCCGTCCCTTCTACGTCTGCTAACTGATTTACCGGGGGAGTATGAACCTCTTTTATGGCAAGCTATACAAAGATTCAATGACCCCGCATACGAAGCAGATGCCTTCTATAACGCTTCTCAGAATACTAATGCCGAACCTAACGAAGTCGCTCGAGGCATTAACATGGACCGAGCCGAGAGTTTTGCGGGACAGGCTGGTATTCCAGTGGAAGATCTTCCAACTAGGCACCAAGATCGAGTTGATGAAGCCCTAAGGTATTTATCCAAGATCCTAGGAGAAAATTAGCCTCTCAGAAGCCTCAGGAAGCCCATCTCTACCCCTCCTAGGGGTCACATACCAGAGAAAGGTACTTGGCTCTCCTGAGGTATCCTAGAGCCTCTCAGAGGGTATTAGGTAATAATGGCTGTGATAAGCATGATGGGGGCTATGCTGAGGGCTAAGAGAAGCACAAGACTGTCAATTATCAAGAATAAGTTCATATTAAGGTTCCTTTCTATGGATACCTTAGCAAGATCTGTGTTGCGATGCAACATACATTTAGGAATTTCAGGTATGCTTAAAAGGTATTGTAGTAAGGACCCAGAGTCTTGGAGCCTATTGAGGTGCTTGATTCGTGTGTCTGCTTAGCTGGAGACCAAGAAGGTACGGCTAAGTCAAACTCTTCTAGGTACTGTTGGAACATGTACTCCTGAGCGGTTAGACTCATTTGCCTATCTCTGTTATGCGGCTGGGAATACGCCCTGTTTGAGTCTCTTCTCTCTGACGCTGCCATTTCTCTGTACACAATATCGTAAGGATCATTCGGGTCCTGCATGTCTACCCAGTCATCGGCGGATTGCTCCCTGATAAGACCATGCTCATTATATGGAATCATCCTAGAGGATCCACTAGAATCTACGTACCTCCTCGCAGGACCACTTTCAAGCAGACCCTTCATTTCCATAATACCATTAAAGATGTGTCCACCTACCTCGTGTTCTGTTGAGTTGTCAAGTGACAGCTGTGTAGCGTAGTCAAGGACATCTTGTGGAGAGATGCCAAGGGTATTCGCAATACTTTGAACCTCCTGAATACCAGTAGGAGAAGAAAAGAAATACTCAGCATTATCTTGGTAGTTAGAGTCTACTGACCAATTAGGGTTTGGACGAGTTGGGGGATCATTTGGGTCCTCTTGTTCACCAGTTCTAAATTGGGATATTGGCCAATCGCTGGTACCCTCTTTATCGTACCTCGCCCTTGCCATAGTGAAACCATCATTTGGCCTCCGATTAGTGTTTAGGTCCTCAACTTCAACATTTTCAAGGGTATCTGGTGCGTTGGCGTCTAACCACCTAACAGCCATCCAAAAATTTCTATCGGCACTAGGACCTTGACCCCTGAAGTCCCCTGCATTTTGTTGCCGGGCCTCGTTAAAGCGGTCCTCTACAATCTGTAAAATCTCATCTTCAGTCATAAATTACCCCGAAAAAATTCTTTGTAGCCCAAGGTACAAACCAACGAATACAGATGCTGCAGCGCCTATCCATACGAAGAGCTTAGCAGTCATCTTCCCAGTCTTAAACTCGGTCTTAAGTTCGTAAACATCTTTGCCGTTCTTTTTAACCTCTTCCTTAACTTCGATAAGATCATTGCGATGCTCATCAAGAGTTGTCTGAAGGTGCGCAACAGCCATAAGAATATCGATGTGGGTCTTTTCTTCCATTATTGATCTTCCATCCAAGTATTATACAGGGTGCTATTATAGCGGAAACTTGGCTGAACCTCACCTTGTTGGTTATATCCATATTCATAGGGTCTTGCTTTGTTATCAACATAGTTAGCAGCGGATTGCAGGATACCCTGAATCTGGCTATCGGGAATATACTCCCCACGCTCATACGCTGTCATTCTAAGATCAAACAGTCTTCTTGTCATTCTTGCTTCGATATCCCTTACTCTCTCAGTGTCCCCTGATTGTCTAGCCCTATAGAGTTCCCAAGCATCTCTTTCATGTTGCCTACGTACTCTGTCTACATGGGGTCGCATATACATAGTACTCAAAGTTCTCATTCTGCGCGAGTCCCTAGATGCAGCTGTGACAGACATTGGCTGAATACCAATGAATCTGTTGAAGGCTTCGCCAATTGTGACATCCTCAGAACTCTTAAAGAGGACATCATTCCTTGTACTAATACCCTCGGAAGGCCACGAAGTTGCTTTAAGGATATTCTGGGCTGCAACGGGAGCCAGTGCTGCCATGTTGCCAGACCCTAGGTCCATAAACATCCTACCACCTACCCCAGTGATCTTGGACATAGCAAAGCTATCTCCGGGGTTAGCAATGGCATGCAAAGCATTCTCCCAAGGGTAAGGGATACCAATGCGTCTACCCATGTCCCAGTTAAGGACAGAGTGAGCTAGGACCCCTGATTCCATCATGTTAGAGATGTTCTCAGACAGGCCAAGTTTCTGTGTTAACAGGTAATGAATACGTTCATCTGTGTCTATATCCCTTGGGGCTCCACCAAAGCCAGTCCTTGCCCAAAGCTCAAATAGTTCCTTCCAAGACTCAGACCCCGGAAAACCAGCGATACCTGCAAAGGTAAAGAACATCATCATAGAAGCTGCAAAGGCGGCTTTCCCTTGAGGACCAGAGTGAAGAGCCATGTTACCAAGAAACTCCAAGACTGTTATAGGGTAGGTCATGAATGGGAAAAGGAAGGCCCCAGCCCAACCTCTTTGGATTGGTCCTCTGCCTGTCTTGTCGTAGACCCCATGTGTCTCCTTGACTAGCTGAATTGCGATACGGTACATGGTCTGAGGATCACTGGCATCCGACAGATTTCTAAGAGACAGAGCTTGCTTGATACGTTCATTGGATTTATTGGCGGCAAGGTAGCTTTCCACAGCAGCCGTATTAACAGAACCATCCGCATTCGTCATAGCATCAACATAGGAGATAAAGGCTGTCAGGCGTGTATAGCGTTCAGCAAAGTGGATTGGGCCACCAGCGTATAGTAGGATGCCTCTCCAAGCTTTCTTACCCTTCTCAAAGGGAGTCTTGGCTTGTTCTTCGACAGGATTAGTCACACGGTCATTGTTAGTGTCTTCGAGCAGTGTTTGTTGCAAGTGGTTTTGAGCAAACTCTAGGCCCTCTTGCAGTGTATTCGTTTTGCCCTTGTATGCCTTTATTAGAGTCTTCTTATTAACTTCAGGATTATAGAGCATTTCCACGGTACGCCCTCTGATGTTAGCCCCTGAGTCTTTAGCAGCCTTAGCGTTGGCACCAAGAACTGAACCAGCAACCCTAGAGGCTTTGAGCATGATGGCGCTGGATTGGATAGGGTTCTGCCCAAAGAGCATGATAGAGGGACCAACTACGGTAGGAACTGCGAACAGGTTAAGGACAGCTGTTGAGTAGTTAAAGCCAAGGGCATAGGCAAAGTTGAAGGCTCTTAGGGACTGCCAGTCATTAACAGCATCAGTCATGTATTCCCATTGGCGCTTATACCATTGTCTTTGCTTATCATCCATTTGTTCCAAGACTACATCCTTGGGAATGTCTCTAGTCTCATTGGCAAGGACATCATTTACTCTGTTAACCAAGGGAGAGAACTGTACAGTAGCTAGCATGTACGGAGAGATACTAAAGTAGTTTCCAAGAACCTCTAGGAAGTTCTCGTTGTACCCACCAATGTTGGACGACCTAATCATGTAGTTCTTGATAGCCCCACCGAGTACATCTTCCCCAATTCTTCTCTGCTGGTTAGCCCTCATCTTCTCAACGAGAGCACTTGCAGCTTCTTTGTTGAGCTTGTTCTCCCTAAGGATAGCTGTGAGGTCACCAATAAAGGCTTCGAAACCATTGTTGATATCAATATTAGATTTATGTGTGCGCCGAGTTGAGTACCCTTCAGACAGCTGTGCAACACCCAGCTCACCAAAGTGAGGAATGTAGTAATCTTCAAGCTCTTTCTTAGCCTTTTTATCGGCTTCAATCTCAGACTCTCTAAGGGGAGTACGTGTCTTAGGGTCTTTCTCAACTTCTAGGACAATCTTCAAGTTCTTCTCAGGCCCACTACCAGCTGGGTTCTTGACAGGCTTCCCTTGTGCATCAAGAATATTGTAGGTGCGGAACATGGAGTTCTGCTTGCTTCTCTGTTGAGGAAAGAAGGGAAGCGAAGGGTCTAGGAGTTCCTCGGCAAATCTGAGAATCTCCGTAGCACCTTCAAGTTCGTCAAGCTGCCTAGAAAGGGCTGCCTTGTCATCTGACTCGGTAAGCTCTTTGAGGCTGTTCTTTTTCAGTTTAATATAGTCTTGGATATCCTTCACAGTCGTACCTGCAGTACCAAGGACTTTCCCTTGCCACTCAATCTGACGAGATTCAATGCTGTCAAGCATCATGTGCTTAAAGAACATGGGGATAGCTTTAAGGGAAGAAGACACTTCGTCAAGCCACTGTGTTTCCTCCAAGGATGCTATGTAGTCTTTAGTCTGTGTCGGATTAGCTGGGTCCTTAGCCTTGTAGATCAAGCGGCCATCAGGGGTCCTGCGATCAAGTCTTTGACCAGTTCTACGCATAAGACTGAGACGTGCCAACGATCTCTTTGTTCTTTCAATGGTAGGTACATCGTTGTGCGGCACTAGCTTTTGGTATACTCGGAGCAAGTGATGCGAGTAGTTCTCTTGGATGTCCTTGAAGTGCTCAGCAAATTCAACAAGCTTCGCCAATGTTGGGTCTTGCCTAGAAAGCTTCTGCATAGACTTCCAATACTTCTGGTAGTTGACTTGGTGCTGCCAAGTATTCAAATCAAGGGCACCTTCCTCCAAGCTAAAGGTACGAGGGTTATTCACCGCATCAATACTAGCTTTCAAGTTATCAGGTATCGTTACTGAGCTTTGACGTGCTTCTAACTGGGCATTGTGCCATACGTTGTGTCCCGCTTCAAGCATGAAGTTACGCACTTGAGGGGAGTTCCAAGAAGTACCCAATACCTTGGATACAGGCGAAGCAGCTAGGGTACGCATCCTTGTTAGGCCCTTGCGTAAATTTGTATTAATAACACCGTTAAAGAACTGTCCAGTATTCAGGCCATCCGCAAAGATACCAGAGAGAGCGATAGAGTCATCAATGTATTCAAAGTCTTTTCTCAGTTGTGCTTTATCCGGTGCATTCTCTTCAGCAGCAACCATAGCATCGTAGTACCTAGGGAGGCCTTTACGCATAGCCGCCATATCAGCTTCTGTAAAGATACCCAAGTCCCGCATAGTGAAGAAGAGGGCATGGCCTTCCTTCGGGCTCAAGTTGTTAATGTTGTTCATACCGTAGACAAGCGAAGTAAGCTGGGCTCTGCTCGTAGCACTCTTAGCAAAGGTGTTCACGGCATTCATGATGTTCTTCCGCGCACCCTCATAGACCTTACCCGGAAAGATTCTAGCCAGAGTAGCTTCTAAGGCCTTTGTATTATTGGCTACGGCAGGGTCCATATTGACAGTCTCAATGTCCTTGTAGTCAATGGTGAGCCGCTCCATGGTGTTCGTATCAGTAGGCTTAGGTGAAGGAGGGACAGCCTCAACGTCAAGGAGCTGGGCATTCATCTTCACGATGTTATCAGCCTGCATTTCATTGAGTTCATGCTCTAGGTTATTCAAGTGTTTTCTAAGAGTCTTGCCCTTGCCTTCGGGGATATTCTTGGCAATGTATTGGTAACGCGCCTGAGGCTCCATAAGGAGTAGCTCAGATGGTGAGATACCTACACCGGGCTGAGTAGCAGCAGTAACAACATTGTTGGCAAGTTTCTGGATGCGCTCTACGTTAGGCATCTTCTTGAACTGGTCAGCCTGTGCTGCACCTCTGGTGTAAAGCTCTTTGATCTTATTGTCTCGCCCCTCAGGAATGTCCTTCTTCTTTAACCCTAGAGCTTTAAGCTTATTATCGAGTTCATTGTC